GGAGATCGCCCTGGTTCCAGGACAAATTATCCATCACATAGCGTTTAACTGGATTGTCGAGTGGACTGACACCACCAGCTCCATACACATAAAACTGTCCTCCTGGGCTCATCCAATACAGCTTGCCTCGTGCTTCACAGACTGCATTTGGACCAATAAGTCCGCAGCCAGTTCCAACCAAATCAAAATTAAACACAGTGGACGGATCAGACGTAAATCGCATTGAATACACCATGTCATTTCCCAGGATTATGTTTTCACCATAGGTTGAGATCCCTCGTATAAGGTGTGTTCCATTAGATAACGTGAAATTTCCGGCCAAATTAGCAGTTGTCCCAGCCCAGGTTTGATTGTTTCCAGTATCAGTCCAGGCCACTCTTAAAGGGTCATAATTCCCATTACTGTCTGTGCTTCCAACTGCAACCAATATGCGTTCCGGGGTCACAAACATAGATCCCACCTTGGATGGCTGGTTTGGGATAGGATTTGCACTCATTAGCTGCTTAACAGAGACATTATCCACTGCCCCATTAAGGCCACCACCAGTCAGCTTTAAGGATTGAGACCCTCCATTACCTGTATAAAATACCTCTTTATAGCGTCCAGAAGCCCCGATTCCTGCCTTTATTGTGGTTGTGCCCCAAAAGGCATAGATCGATCCAGAAGCAATACTTGTGTCAAAATCCAACAGAGCCCAGGCCCCTGCATTCAATGTGATAGATTGGCTTAAATCAGACGATGCAGCGGAGGCTTTGATATCCGAGCCTGTGGCAGACCATCCGGTTCCCCGGGTCCATGATGTCCCAATCGTGGCAAAATCGCCATTAGCGACCGCCTCAGAGGCAGAAGTTATCGGAGACCACTCATAAATTTGTCCCTGGCGAGGACATGCGAGCAGATTTTGGCCCCATTTATCCAATGTCCAGGTCCTGGCAAATGCTTCATATCCAGTCACAGGTGAGCCAAATGTGCCACTTGAGTAGGTTCCAGACCCATACCCGAGTTGGCCCAAATCAAACTCTGATCCTGGAGCCAGTCCATATTCATAACTCACAGTAGTTCCACCACCTGTTGCTCCTGAGCTTGCAGCTGATGCATGGGTGATTTTATATGCGTTGGCAGAGCTTACTTCTGTCACATGATACTCACCATCTATTGTAATTCCACCAACTGCACTTGCACCAGAAAATCTGACAAGCTGGTCCACAATCAACCCATGCCCGGTGTCTGCCACTGTCACATCTGCACTTTCATTGACTGTTGTAAAGGGATTAGATCCGAGGACGCCACGTTCAATGATCGGTGTGATATTATACAGCTCACCATCATTATCCATTGCAACCAAATCTGTGTGTGTTCCTATAGCTAAATATGGATTGCGACTGTTATCGCTCCAGGTCATCATTCCCCGGGCTTTACCATACACAGTGTCTGTTGAGGCTTTTTCATGTCCCAGGATTGTTTCGGGCTTGCCATTCACAAAACGTATTTTGTCCGCATCCACAAAATAGTTTTCGGCCGACAAGGGACTGTCGTCAGGAAAAATTCCTGGTTGGATGTTTAATTTGGTGAGAGGCATTGTTAGTCTTTAGGCCAGGCAGCTAAAAAAGTTGTTTTTTCATCGCTGGTTAAAATGCTCTGTGACACGAGTGTTCCACACATTGAGTCAGTGATCTCATAAGTAAATGTCTGTGCTGCATGATAGCGTTCTTTTACATAGAGGACATCATTGTTACTTGATGCATCAATGTTTTTAATGACCTCACCAAACCGACTGCCAGCCAATCCACTAGTGACCCATGTGTCCATCAGTTGTGTTTTAGTCAGTTTTCTTGGAAAGACACCAACTCGATTGACATGCTTTGATGTATCAGCATTTCCATCTTTATCATAATAAACTGCCATTTTATTTTCCTCTATTTAACTCTTAATCCGACCGCTGGACCCAGCGTGTGCCAAGTCACTCCACCATCTAAATTTTGCAAGGTTGCATTGTATGTAAAGGACTTATAAAACATAGGACCATAACCGACAGCAAAGTTTCCTCCTGCCCATATCATGTTTCCGTAATCGGTGTCCTGCCATCTGGATCCATCTTGATATACGACCCATTGAGATGCTGAATTGACAACTAATCCTGCCCAGTATAATCCCCTGGTCAAATTAATATCCGAGGCTGTGTCAGCAACACGAACTGTCGCATTCCCATCTAGTGTGATAACTCCGGTCTGGCCAACTAAATCATCAGGCTGATATGTCGCATCAGAGTTCCAAAGGCCGAGCACCGCTGTCTTAGATGCGTCTCCAGTCCCAAAGTTTTCTACGCACAATCCATCGATTGTTACATCAGTCTTTGCAATAAACATGGTCGCAAAAACATTATTAGCGGACAAACTGCTTCCACCTGTAATCGCTTGATCTCCTCCATAGGTCATATGAATTGAGTTGGATGCATACGTTGAATCTAATGGCAGTGTGTTTTGTGGGTAGCCGGATATTGATACTGCCGGTGTTGTTGGTTTATGAATACCCATTATGTCGCTGTCCTTTCAAGCCCATCAACCACAACTGACACATTGGTAGCAGATGAATATGCAACAATTATTTGTGCAGCCTGGAGATGCAATCCAGTCCGTTGGAAGCTCTCATTGGCTGCCAAACTATAATCATATTCTATGTATTCATCATTAGATGGTGTCCCTCCATCTGCATTAGCTAAACGTATTGTGACAGCTGAACTGTTGCGATTGCACACATTCACATTAACCAAAGCCTCTTTCCCAGTGCCTACTGTGTAAACTGATGTGTTTGTGGTAGCACTGAGATCAGCTTTACCAAGTAATTTTAATGTCATTTTTATCTCCTAAATTGAATAGACCATTGACTGGGCTGCTTCTTCAGTTGCTGTATCAACAGTCACATTGGCTGCAATCAAGACACTCTCATCTCCTCCTGCATTCTGGACTGTCAATGTGATATTAGAACCTGCCTGGAGTGCTCCTCCGGATCCTCCTAGGTAGCGATTGGTGGTATCAGAGGATGTGACTTTTACTGTACCAGCTGTGGAGGATGAGGTTGACGCAGCAATTGCACTGTCCATCTGCCCCTTATTGACCGCATCAGTATCAGCTGTTCCAGTTGTCAGATTTAAAATCTTACCAGCAAGAGTAATCGCACCATTGACAAACAATGGTCGGGAATAAACATTCGATCCGTCATTATAAACATGCGTGTAATAACCGGTAGGAATTGCCGGACCCGATCCACTGCTTGTCTTGGGGGTGAGATTTTGACCTGTGGTATTATAAATCACAAAATGTTTTTCTGTGGATGGCAAGATTACATTCACAGCACTGGATAGAGATCCAGTGAACAACAAGACACGTTGTTTAGCCTGATCACTGACTGTATAGTTTGTCGTTGTGAGTGTGTAGTCTGTGCTTGATGTCAGATTGATTGTTTCCACGCCATCCATGACTTGATCAACACAATCCAACACCTCATTGAGTTTAGTGTCCCCCCAGGTATTCAAATTGGAGCCCAGGGATTGCTTGCGTAATCGGCTCCGAGTAGTTGCACTATCTGCCATTGTTTTTTTTACTCCAATTCGCTATCTTGAAAAAAAGGGTTTAGGCCTTTTGCTGCTCTTACAACAGCACTTGTGATTGCTTTTTGTTTTATTGATTGTGGTATCATGTATGCCTTGCCTTCAATGTCATTATTTTTTAACCAATCAATTTCATCTGGTGTTAATCCTGGGACCAACAATGGTATAGGCCGACCATCCAACACATCCTCAAACTGAATTGATAATTCAGTCATGGTTTGGCCTTTTTTATTTGTAATTGGACCCAAAAAACCATGCATTGATTTTTGTGTACCATCAACACGCATCATGTCATTTGGTCGTTGTCTTTTTAACAATCCTTCTTGTTGCATTTGTTCAATTAAAGGACTGCGAAACGTCACAGGATTATACATATTTAAAAGACCGGGCATGTTATCTCCTAAGCTGAGGCCACAGCCCCATCGCTGACTCTTCTCCAGTTTGTTCCATCAGAGGTTGCAAGTGTGCGACCTCCGGTCTCATCTGGAATAATAATCATATGATTTAAAAATTGTGTCGGATCTGGTAAACCACCAGCCATTGTGTATGTACCAAGTCTCTGTGGACCCTCATCTAATCTGTCAATGTATTGTGTAATATCCAGAGGATCATTGTTGACCAAACGTGCCTTCATGCAATAGCAACCTGGACACTGGCTCGTGTTGGGACCACACCAAATCGTGTCACTCGGTCATCACGCATAAGGTCAGCAAGTTTTGCGTCATAAAAACTTTCCCACAGTTGTGTTGCGTTGTAGTCCTGCACATACATGCACAGCTCAACCATTGCAGCTCCCACATAGACACCAATTCCATTTTGTATAAGCCAGTTGGTTGCAGTTGATGCAGAAAGTTTATCCAGGGCTTTATAGTAAATTATTC